TAGCGATAGGAGCACCGCCGATACGTCCATTCTCTGCCATGTCACCAAGACCTTCTTTAGCCTTGTTCACCATCTTCTCGAGAGTAGAAACACCGATATACTTAACTACGTCAGCAGGTACAACGTACTCACCTTCAGAAAGTTTAGCATCTACGTCATCACGTACGTCAGCCGCATTAGAACCAACCGGGATATCATTCCCTGACACCGGATCGATCTCTAGTCCATCAGTAGCTAAGCCACCTTCTTCATACATCTTTTTCATGAGTTGTACTTCGCCTCCTACAGCATAGCCTCGTTGTTTGTTGAACATGGTACTTGAGCGGCTCTTAGCATACTCAACAGCATCTTCTTTGTATCTAAACTCTGGTAATTCTTCACCAGTCATCCAATCTACAGGACCATACTCCTTTACATAGTCCTGTATTACATCTTCACTGTACTGAGTACCATCCTCACCTACAGTGGGGACAGTGTACCACACTTCCTCACCATCATCGCGAGATAATTTAAAAGTAGTTGATCGTTCTGAGTAATCTTCCCCAGTCTCCTCATCCCTCCAAACAGGACGGCCCCTATCTGTTGTCTTTCCTGTCTTAGAAGCCATCTAGTAGGTCTCCGTCTTAGCACCATTGATTTTATCACGAAGCATCTTGAGGCTACGTAACGCTTTGATCTCACCTTGTAGTCGGTGTAGTTCCAAGGGCTCGTCCCTTTGTTCTAATTGTTTGTGGGCAAAGTCAATACGCTCATCGAGTTCCTCACAGAAGGAATCCCACAGAGGCTTATTATTTACCAGTTTCTTGATTTGCATTATAGATCTTCTCCATTTTGCTTTGTAATAATAACAGTAGCATCAGCCCATATGTCAAGCAGTATAAGATAGCTTAGGATCCATTACCCAGCACCACCTAGGTAGGAGGCAAGTTAAGCTTCGAGACTCCCACCTTCACCTGTATTAGCTGAGTGACCTTGTTCACCTGGGACTGGAGCTGCACCTGTACCAATACCACCAGCAGGCATACCACCTGTCGGAGCCTGAGGAGCAGCACCCGGGGCACCTGGGGCACCCGGAGGAGCTTCGGCAGGTGGGTTCTGTTCTTGGAACTTCTTAAGGATCTCAGCTTGGACTGCTGCTTCACTCATTGAGTTAGCAACCTTGTCTGGGTCGAGGTCCATAGACTCAGCGATCTCACGGATAACGTAGTCCATCTTAGCAAACGGAGCCAAGGCTGGGTTCTGTACAACTTGCAAGAACTGCATGAGGCGCTGGGAGCGTACTTCGTTAGCCATCAACGAGGAGGTACCACGTGCTTTAACTTCAAGGTCACCCTTGATGTCAGGGTCATGATCGAACTGCATGTTGAAGGAGAAGAAGGCTTTACCTAGTGGCCCGAGCAGATAGTCATCAACGTTCTTGATAACCGTACGGATAGAACCGTTAGCAGCAGACATAAGCATAGAGATACCACTAGCGGTACGACCAACACCAGATACTCCGGTCTGTCCGTGAGCGAAGCTAGGGAATCCAGTACTCTCATCTGCTAATACCCGTGCTTTATCGAACATCTGCATGTTCTCGTTAGATACGTTAGGGAACGAAGTACCGAAAATACCTTGTCCGGGTGCACCACCTTGACGGCGGAAGACCTTACCGGGGTAGACACTCAGGTCTTGACCAGGTACTAGGTTAGTTTCATCAACTTCAATGAGAAGGTTACCAGACAACGCAGCGTTATCTACAGCCATACGCATGAAGCCATTCATCAGGGTCTGTGTGTCGTCCATGTTCTCAGCAAGACCTACACCGAAGAAGGAGTAAGGATTTACTTCGTAAGGAACGGCAAAGTAAGGGATAATCTGTGGGTTGAATGGGTTCATAACCAAACGGAGAACTTCACCGTTACATACCCATACGTTTACGTTAAGTTGGTCAGAGCCTCTAAGCTCCCTAGGGATGTCTACGTTGTGATCCTCAAGGATATCAGTGTCTACGTAACCCCAGAACTCCAGCACTTCGAAACGCTCAGAGCGTGTCTCTTGTGCATCGTCTTCCATCGCCTGTTCCCACCACTCTTTAGTGTAGGACTCACCGTAGGACATAGCAAGATCAATAGAGTTCTTACGGAAGAAAGGACGTCGCTTAAGAGCACGAAGCTGAGAGCGAGACATCTTGTGACGTTCCACTACATACTCTGCTTCATCCATAGAGTTAGCGTCAGGATCAGGGTAGAAGTTCCAGATGGACACAGAGTCACACTGAGGCATGGTCTTGAAGCGAGGTTTATAGTTACCTTCGTCATCCCAGTTAGGATACTCTTTATCTACTGCGAACGGGCCCTTCATAATGCCAGTACCGAACAGAGCACACTCAAATGCAGCTGTACGGAGCTTCTTAGAGGCACCAGACTCCTCCAACTGGTCGTGAATCTTCTTCTCCATCTTCTTAGCGGAGATAGCAGCCGGGTGAAGAGTGATTTCAGTAGCTGTTGTACCTTCACCTTCTTTTAAGATGTCTGCAACAGGCTCTAACTTGGACTTGAGAGCACCAAGACGCTCCTGTAGGTCCACAATTGTCTCACCTGGCTTCAGTTTAGCGTCTTCAGGGTTGATCTCAGGCTCTTTAGCCTTCTGCATGTCTGGATTAGACTCGAAATGCACTGCTTCTGCGATACCTTCGGGCAATGTAGTAGGATCAATGCTGATTGGGAACTTGTTATTACCGAAAAGTACCTCTACAAGCTGCCCATAGGCGGCTAGTACCTTGGTTTTAGTCACTTTTACGAAGATACGGGACTTCTCAGTGCTAGTAAACGTAGTATCTGGGCCATAGAGGCCACGGTAATTACGATAAGAGCGAACCCAACGCTCCTCATCGGAGTAACGCCGTGTCTCAGCCTTACGAAACCGCTCAGTTACGTAGTCAACGACACCACCAACTTCAGCATCGGTAGTATCACCCTCTTTGATATCCTTTACATGGGAGGACTCAGCCTGCTCCATGTTGTTTTCAAAGTCTTGGTCTTCGTTTTCAAACATATCCATAAGAGTTCCTTAGTAACCGAAGGTTGAGTCTGACATTTGGAAGCCAGATCCGTGATTGTTAGGGTCGTAGTCCCAGAGAGAGGAGCGTGGGCGAGTCATTAGGCCGTACCGTAGGGCATCGTAGCCGTGGTCGATAGGGCTTTTAGTGTCTACGTCCTCTGGGTTATTCTTGTCGAGGGGCAATGCCGGTAATTCTGTAATAATGTTACGACAAGTATTGAAGAATACTAACCGTGGTTCTTGTGTAAACTCGTCTACCTGCAGTCTACGATGTAGTTCGTTCTTACCAGCTACCCGAGATCCCTTTGAGCGATCCGAGGGACGCCAGCGACAACCCTTTAAGATCATCTGTTCAGCAAGAGAAGGACCAGTATCACCTCTGTTGTGCCAGAGGGAGCTATCGAGTACCCCGTACCGGATACGTTCACCTCTTTCAATCTCATTAATCATATCAGCTAAATCAGAAGCTGTTGTCTTGTTGACGTAGAGTTCCCGGTAGATAACAATCTGCTCAGAGGGAGAGACTGCGAACCAGAGAACTGCTGTCATAGAGCCGTAACCGTAGTCACACGCACGGAACTTAGCCCAAGTGTGTGGTATGTCGTACGGTTCAACAACGTGTACCTTAGGGTTGAACTCTGAGAAGGCAGCACCTTCTGAGATACTCCAGTCACCTTCCAACAACTGTCTACGTTGATGCTCAGGCATTGAGAGCAAGTTGGCCTCGTACATACCATCTTCAGACAAGTACGGGTTGTTAAACAAGTTAGCAGGAATGAACCTACGTTTAAAGAGAGGCTTACCTTCCCACTTGTGACCTTTGGGCCACTTAATAGTCTCACCGTGTTCGTCTGTAGCGTAGAAGGGGGTATTAGCTGGAGCTGGGTCAATAAACATCTTCTTAACCCAGAAGTGACCTGGACCACCGGGGTTGGTAGTAGCTCTCATAAAGAGCGGTAACCCAGATGCACTTGTAGTCCGAAGACGGGAACGCATGTAGTTCCACGCAAACGGACTAGGCCACTGTGTCATCTCATCAAGACCAATCCAGTTGAAGGCCTGACCCTGGTAACGCATAACGTCATCATCGCGGTCTAGGTACGACATCCAGAGAGTAGCACCACTTGGAGCCACCCATGTCTTATCTCTTTCCATGAACTTGATACCAGGGATAGCTTTAGGGTAAAGCTGCTTAGATACCGAGATAAGTTCACGAAGTTCCTCTGTACTACGGCGAACTAGGAGCCCACGAGACTGAGGGTTATTAAAGTAACGTACGGGGTCGGCCACCATTGCGTAGGATTTACCACCACCCGCTGCACCACCGTAGAGAACCTCTTGCTCACTCGAAGCCAGGAAGTCTTCCTGAGGACCAGGGTTAGGTGCGAAGATAATGTCTTGAGCTTTCCTAACATCAATCGGCTCCGGTTTCGCTCGAGCTGGAGTTGTCATCACGGGTGTCGAGGTTTCTTGTACCGACTCCACCGATTCTGGCTTCTTCGAGCTTACGGGCTTTTTCCGCGGCTTCTTTCGCGCGCCTTTCATAGACTCGATGTGTGGAGGCTGAGTTCCGCCTTTGTTCTTCGATGTTGACACGTTTCTTCAATCCTACATGTGATATATATCTACCGGAGTGCTCGGACAGCCATCTGGCTACCATTCGGAGGCTATACTCTGCTAAGTACTTCTTAGCTGTCTCTAGCATCTCCAGCTCTTCTGGGATAGGTTGAAGGATATCAGGGTCATCAGGGTCTTGTTCGTAGCCGAAAGGTATATGCCTTCCTACACGAACTACTGGGTACCACTCACCTGTTAATCCTCTTTTAGGGATCTTCCATGTTTGGCCTGTTTGTTCGGCCTTAAACGTTGGAGCTTGTTTCCTTGCCATCTTTATACCACACACAAATCAGTTTGTCAAGCAGTCTTTTACCACTTAACCTTATCTGCCCAGTAGGCAGCTGAGAGTTTACCTCTCTTAATGTTCTTACCATGACGAGCTTTAAAGGATGCTCGTTTCTTCTTCATTGCATCTGATTCACCAGCTTTAGGCTTACCAGCAGTCTTAGCGCCTTGTTCACCAAAGCGGATCATCTTAATGGTCTCACCTTCTTTAGCCAACACTACGTGAGACTTAGAGGGATGCTTAGGTGTACGTTTAGGTTTGTTGTAACCTGCAAACTTCTCACCTCTGTACTCGATAGCCATCTAGTCTTCCTTGGACTTCTTGGCTGGGAGAATGAATACAGGCTCAGACGTTGAGACCTCTACCCTCTCTGTTTTAACGAAGCCAGCACGATCCATAAGATCCTTAGCCGCTGCCATACGTTCTTTAGCACCTAGCATGTCTGTGTCACCCATAACCTTGAACATAGTGTAGGCTGCCTTAGTAGAACTCTGTGCAATGAACTTACGGGTAATCTCTGCAAT